AACACCTCGAAATTGAGCTGGGGAATGCGGTTGCCGAACTTTTCGAGGTCCATGCCATCGAACACGATATAGGCAAGACCGCGATAGGCGGGCGCGTTGTCCGCACCTTCCTTGGCGATGATCAGGATGTCGGCGAGTTGGTCTTCGGTGCCGAAATAGACGCGGTGAGCGTAGTCCGCGAGGTTGATTTCCTCGCCATCGGCCCATACACGCCCAAGCCGGGTGATCGGCCCTTCGCAAAGCGCAACCGCCCAATTCGCGTAATATTTGTAGGTGCTGCCTGAACCCGAAGAGCCGGTGAGGCCCTTGCCCGAACCGGAACCTTTCATTTTAAGGCGCAGGATGTGCGTCGCCCAGATGATCTGGCCACCCACGCGCGCGCGGCCGTAAACGCGGGGAATGTCCGCGCCTTCCGTCGATGCGGTGATCTTGTAGTCCCGCGAGGATGCGGAGCGCTGATCGGTCTGGCCGGAGGAAGAAAACAAGGCCGCGTCGATGTATGCGCCCGCCACGGCACCCGCAGCGCGACCAAGCACAGCGCCGGTGACGGTACCGCCAAGCAGCGACAGTTTGGGAAACGCCGCAGCGCCTGCGGCGGCGCCGACAGCGGAAAGTGCCAGAGTTGCCATGGGTCAGAACTTCGGTTGATCGGGGAAGCGGAAGACCGCCGCGATCTTGCGCAGCCAGTGGGGCGTGAGCGGCACTTCGCAAACCGCGTTGTTTTCAAAGGCGTGGATCATGGTGCGGGGCGTCGCGAGGATTGCCGCGTGTTTTGCCATCGCGCCGCGCTTCATGCGGAAGATCAGCACGTCGCCGGGACAAATGCCGGATACACTTTTGCGCATCAGGTGGCGCTCTGCCGCTGCGATCAGCGTTTCCGCGCCGGTAGCCTCCGCCCAGTCGCGGCTGTAAGGCGGAGCCGCTTCCGGCTCGCGGCCGTAGACCTCGCCATAGACGCCCCGCACGAGGCCGAGACAGTCGCAGCCCGCTCCCTTCACCGCCATCTGATGGTGATAGGGCGTGCCGATCCACTCGCGCGCAATCTCCACCACGCGCGCGCCGATATCAGTTGAAAAGGCTTGAGCCATCAAGTTTGGGGTCTCCCGATTTCGGGTAGCGGACGACGTAATCGTTGCCGGGGATGTGCGGGAAGCCGCGGAAGTTGGCGCTGTTCGCAAACTTGGCCTTGCAGGTGGTAAAGAGCTTGTCGCAACCTGCCGTCACGGTGAATGTGTCGCCGGGAAGGATCGGCGCGATCATGTTGCGCCACAGCTCGAACTCGGCTGAGCCGCTTGCCACATGGCGCTTCACCTCAACGCCCGCGCCAGCATTTCCGCCTGTCGTCCAGGTGAGGAGCCCACCCGCGAACCAGTTGGCCGCATATGCGCCAAGCCCCGAAGCAATGAAGCTTTGCCGTGACGTGACGGCAGTTACCGTGCCGCTGCCTTTGTAGGTCGCGCTGTCGAGATTGACCCCGCAGCGCGCATCGCCCAAATCGGCATCGCAGGCGAACTGAAATTTCCGCCCCGTCTCCTGGTTGAGGTAATGCGCAAGCCCGCGAATCTCGGCTGTGAACGCACCTTCGCGGCGGCGCACCTCGCCGAGCGAACCTTTGCGCACGAGCAGCCGCTGCGATACATCGGCCCAGTTCACGCGGAAAATCTCGACCGTCGCGTCATCGTAAAGCCCGAGCGCGAGGTCCGCCTCCGAGAGGTGATCGGAGCGGAATGCGCTCTCCACATCGAGATTATCGACGTTCAGCCCGAGGCTTTCCGATATGTCGCTGGCGGTAAATCCAGCCGCTGCCTCGAACGCGGTGCCATCGAACGTGAGCGCGCGGTCGTGATCGGTAAAGCCCAGCTTTTCGCCGTCGCGGCGGGTCAGCCGCCAGCACCAGCACAGCGTAGTCACGCCCGTGTCGAGATGCGATTGAAGCGCGGCGGAAATGTTCCTCATGCCGCTTCATCCTGGGTTGTGAAGTTGAATGGCGCAGATGAAATAGCGGCTTAAGGCTGCGCTCGACTTGATCCATCCACTTTTTGCCGGTAGCGTCACTGTTGCAGGTATGCCATAGGCTCAACCACAACCGATGACCGAAACCGAGAACGTGACAGCCATCATTGATCTGGAGCGCCGCGTCACCGCTTTGGAAGCCGCGCAGACCGACACAACGCAAACGCTGCGCTGGGTGGTGGCGCGACTGGGCCGCATGTCGGCGGTGCAGGACGAACACACCTTACGGCTTGAACGTATCGAAGGCGATGTGAAGCGCATCGAGGTCGATGTGAAACGCATCGAAGCCGACCTGACGCGCGTGGATGGTAATGTACGCCGCATTGAAGCCGAACTGATGGGCTTGCGGGCGGACCTTCCGGGCATCGTCGCCGACGCCGTGCGCGACGGCATCCGCGCCTCCCGCGAGGCATGATCGCGAGAACAAATCGCTAAAGCCGGACCTCCACGAGCGGGATGTTCGGGATCGAGCCGTGCCGGAAGCTGTCGAGGTTCACGGTGAGCGTATCGGTGTCGAAGCGCACGGGCACATCAAACTCGAAGCCCGCTGTGACGGCCTGCCCCACGCCCGGGATGTGCCCCGAAGCAAACGTTACGATGCCTGTTTGGTGATCCACCGTGAACGTGCCAGCCGCCTTTTCCACGCCCGCAACCGCAACGCGCACCGTTCCAGCCACCGGCTTTTTAATGGTGCGCGTGTAAGGTGCAATCGAGCCGCCGTAGAGTTTCGCCAATTGAAATCCATCCTCCGCGCCGTCGCCCGTGCCGATAGGCTGGTCGAGGGGCGTCACCGGCTTCCGGGGCGCGCAACTCTTAAAATCGGACCAGTCTTTCCAGCGGAAGGCGTGAAGCCGCCCGCGCCGCTCCTCGAAAAAGCCGATGACCTCGTGGAGATCGTCCACGTCTTTCACGCCGTACCCGGCGTTGTACGTGCGGCGGCTGTCGGCCCAGCGGCTGTTGCGCTCCTCGAAGCCCGAGCCGAGCGTCACGATTTCCGTGCGCCGCTCAGGCCCGCCCGACGCGCCAAGCGAGATGGAAACGGGAAAGCGGATGTCGTGGAAACTCATCTTATGGTCCTACCGCGCTCTGCGCTGCTTGAGGACGGCGACGCAATACCAAGAATCACAGATTCCGCTCCCCGCGCCGGGTGGCGCGCGCTAGCATTGCCGTAATCTGCCCCTCGGAGCGACGGAAGCTGTCCGCGTCCGGCGTCGAGATATTGAACGTGACGGACACCGGCCGCCCACCGCCTTCCGCCCGCACACCAAGCCGCCCGTCAGGCCCGCGCGCCAGCGGCATGATGGCTTCCGCACCCGCTTCACCCGCGAGCCCGACCTGGCCGCCACCCATCGGAAACAGCACCGGCGAATTCACAACCCCGCCACGCGCGAAGGCTGTCGGAGCCGGTCCGCCCACAACGCCGCCCTTCGCGAAGCCGAACAAGCCCTGAAGCGCGTTGTTGAAAAGCCCGGCGCCCGCCTGTTGCAGCGGCTGCATCGCGGAGCGGAAGGCCAGCCGTGAAATATCCGTGGCGAGACCGCGCAGAACATCGCCGAAGCACTGCCCGCTGAAAATCGCGCGCTCGAAGGATGAGGCAAAGCGCGCCGAAAAACGCGTGCTGAGTTTTTCAAGTTCGAGGAGTTCGGCCTTCGCGGCGGAAGTATCCGCCTTAATGTCGATGGCGAAACTCGCAAGCGTATCGGTCATGGTTTTTTGTCCGCTGAAGTGGCGTCATGGTCGGGAAAGCGCTGCATCAGGTTTTGGAGTTGCTGGCGGGTCGGGAGTGCTGCGGGATGCGCCGCCGGCGACCTCAGCCCAAGCGCTGCCGATAGCTCGGCTGGCGTCATCGCCCAGAAGTCGCGTGGGGCCATGTGCAGAACGCCAAGCGCGAACTGCATCAACTCAGCCCACGGCAGAATGTCCGCCCGGGCGTCAGAATGCGTGCTCGCGGGCATCTCCAGCCCGCCTAATGCTTTCCCGGCGCTTGCTGCCCGAAGGTTGCGGTGAGGAGCCGCGCGACAATATCCACATAGCCTGCCGCGCCGCCCTGTGCCGTCATCCGCGCTACATCGGCATCCGACATATCGGCGCCGCCGCCGCGAAGTCCTGCGCCGATGATGCGGATTGCATCGGCAGCGCTCAGCCGGCCTTTCTCGAAACGCTCCGCCAGGCTGAGCATATCGCTATCGCCGAGCGCGTGTTCGAGTTCCGCGAGCGCGCCGAGTGTCAGGCAGAGGCGGAAAGGCTTGCCATCGAGCACGGCTTCGATTTCCCCGCGTTGAGGGTTGACCATCTCAGCCTCACGCATTCGCGGTGAAGTTCAGGAGCCCTGCCGACTCGAGGGCGATCTCGAACGCAAGCTCGCCGTCATGCTGGCCGGTAAATTCCAGCGACGTAATCTGGAACAGGCCCTGCACCGTGCCG